TTAGATGGTAATTAGTACAGCTTTCCATACAGTGTTAGAAAGAGTGAATGTTACCCTCAAATATGCATCTTTAGGACTATCAAGATTGCTGTGCGCCGTGGTGGTAAAGAGGTTCCCAGATGTGTTTTCCCCTATCACTGAAAAAGTAAGATTTCCATTATGATTGGTTGCCAGAAGTTTTGTTGTTTGTGTCCGAGTGTCCAGTTGAGATGAGAATACCTCAATAAGGATTTCGGCGGCAGAATTTTGGGGCACCACAAAATCGACATACTCCCCTGAATTTACCAAACCACTTCGTCGAATTTTTTCGGTTGTTGATACGGAATACCCGGGCTGGCCTGTTGTCGGATTTTGACTTGTATACCAATATTTTTGGATATCTCCGTCTTGTGTAACGATGCGCAAAGGTCTTGCAAACCGGTCATATTCAGAGAATGCGTAATTTTTGTCGCCTGTAGCCATCAGTGAGATATCTGCTTCTGTTGGGTTCGGATATAATGCGCTTCCCCCGACAGATAATAGCGTAGGATGAGACGCATCGGGCGCGGCCCAGCCATTTTCTTTTATGTTGTCACAGAAATCTTCGAACGCTGCCCAGAATGATGTTTGATGCCCAAGAAGGTTGGGATGCACTACCTGGCCTTCATCAAATAGTTCAGACTCGCCATATTTCGCTACACCATCAAACCAGTACCTTTCCGCATCAATCAGCACGCACCCCATCTCGGTTGCAATTTTACGAATAACATCATTTCCACGCAAGAAACGAACCGCCGCTTGAATATTGATACCATTCCAACTGAATGAAGCAACTGAGCCTGAAACCGGCGGAATCAAATCATTATCAGATACAGGCGCGGCCACCGCAGATGGCCAACTTTGCCCAACACTGGTGGGCATACTCCAGCTGTAATTTGCAATATAAGGATGGGGTGTGGTAACGAGAACAACATCTCCGCCAGCTGATTGCACAGTTCTGATAGCATTCCGCAGACGCTGCGAAAAACCATTTACTCCAAAAGTCTGCCCGGCGTTGTAGTTGGCCGTGGGAAAATCATTCATTCCGTACACAAAAACGGCCAGTTCTGGATATATTCCATCGCTAGTTGCGGTTTGCCATGCGGCATTAAACTGGTTAATGGTTGACCCATTTACTGAATAATTATCTGCCTGAATCGGATAAATAGATCCAGGATCTAGTGCTGCTCTTAAAAGCTCAGTAAATTTCATCACAGGGGCATTGGCGGAGGGGTTTGGTAACGTAGCTCCTACACCGACTGACGATCCAAATCCATAGATTCGAAATGTGTTTTGAGTATTTGGAACGCCATGACGAAACTCAGTGAGTTTTTTCATTAGCCGAGGAAACAAGCCAACTGATGCGCCTGATGCTCTCCTAGCAATGCGCCCAGATGTATTCAACCCAATAATTGATATAGCTTTGCTAATTTGATCAAATGATGTTTTGTCTGGAGAAATTCCAGCCACTTTCAGAACTTCCAACAACTCAGCCTGAATAATATTAAACCAGTCCGCACCTGGCCAACTGATACCACCTTCCATCTCACTTTCACCGAACCAGCGCGGGCTATTGCTTTGACGAGGTTTCGGCTCTGGCATTTCGGGAACGCCGCTTTGATTGTCTAAATGCCACATAATAGCGACTCCTTAAGGTTTTTCTGGCCAAGTGATATTAGGGGCGGTAGACGTGTCAACGCGGTTTAATTCGACGCGGTACGTCTCCCACAATGGTAATGCGGTTGTTTCGCTTTCTGAGGCGATTCCGTTATTAACTGCATACGTCAGAATAGATATTTGTTCCGTGGCGGCCGTTAATAGTCTGGCCTTTTGACGTTCAGCAAGATCAACGTAATAGGCGTGTTCGCTTTCTTCATTTTTTACCCATGCGCTGCCGTCCCATTCATCAAATTGCCCAGGGACTAATAGCGTATAATCGGCGGGCAGTGGCCCCAGTTCAGAAATAACCAGCGCCTCTTTTGTTTCTGTGGAATAGGCAACCTGACCGCGCAAGTCTTTCACATAAACCCATTCGTTGCCGTCCCATTGCGTGACGAACGTGGGCTTAGCATCCGGCGGTGCAACGAACGTATAGCCTTCAGGAATAGTGAAATAAGCATCTGTGACGATATTTTTATTGCCGTTGCTGTCGTAATACGCCTGGCCGGTTTTATCTTCAATTTGCGTCCATTCACCCTCGGTGAACAACAGCACATAGCCTTCATCAGTAGCGGGCGGGGGCTTTAAAATAGCCCAGCCCGGTAATGATTCCTGAATATTAGAAATAACAAATCCACGGCCACGCGAATTCCAGTATTGCGTACCGCGATTATCATCAACGTAATCCCATGACGTACCGTTAAATACTCCGGTGATATCCTCATCGCCATCGCCATCGCAGGGGATATGCGTTGAATTAGCGGGCAATCCTGTCCATGCTGGGACTTGATAAAAACTTTTACCGGTATAAACACCGCTATGGTCATAGTGATAAATCCATATCGCCCGTGGATCACCGGATAATGTAAACTCTGACATCAATATAACCTCGTAATATAATTAAAAGCCCTATTTTTCACCGTATTTTCTGTATTACCTGTCGCCAGAATAGTGGCTGTGTGTTTATGCGCCCCTAAAACGATGTTGTGAGCATGAGAGCCAGCGGAATTAGTTGAAAAGTTGTCACCCGTAGTCACTGTTCGAACCTGGGTATCATCAATAGACATACTCCAATATTGAACACCGAATGCATGGGAGTGTTCCCCGTTTTCCGTCGTGGTTTTTGTGCCTAAATCAGTATTATCAATCTCAATGCCATGCGCGTGGCTAATTACTCCATCCGCTTCATAGCTCAATACGGTACGCCCTGATCCAGGCTTCCCTTTAATTGTTAATGCCCGCATGTCTGGGATAATTAAATCAGGGTACGTCTCCGCTAATCTCGGATACGCGGTAGCGCTAAATGACTGGCCGACCATAAATGCAAATCGCTGGGGCATCATGGATGGCAAGGTATCTGACGGCCACGGCAACGGAATGCCGGGGGGGAGCATATAATCAGACGAAAAAAACCGAATAGCCTGGGCAAACTGGTCATGCTGATTTTTATCCGGGGTAATATTTGCCAACGCTAAAACATTCATCATTTCAGCTTGAATAATATTAAACCAGTCAGCGCCGGGGTAAGACGGCTGAATACCGTCACCGCCTTCGGTAAACCAACGGCGCTCGGTAAATAGTACCGGGGCCGTTTGGGGCATATCGACAACGCTGGAATCATTATCCAAGTGATACATAATTAAACCTCGTACTGAAAATCATAATCGTGACCACCCAGGCGATAGCGTCTTAAAAAACATTCCAAAATTTGAGCCTGATAACTAATTAACGGCGTCAACACATTACTGATGGTTTTAAATCGAATCATCGGCATATCTGTTACCGTGACTTGCATAATGAATCGATATTTGCGTGAATAAATGGGATACATAATATTGCGCAGGCAGTGATGCGGTAATATTTCCGTTACCTGGATGGTGAATCCCAATGCATCTTTAACTGCCTGTTCAATCTGCCAGGGCGCTAATCCACCCTTACGATGATATTTTTCAACCACAACATCACGGCGGCGTTCAAAGCCATCAGGAATGGCATTACATTCCGGCAAGCCTAAATAGTCTTCCCATTCTTCCAGCATTAATTCTGTCGTTTCCGGCCGCATCTCGTTAATCAGCAAGTCGGCATTGGCTTCAGCCGCGTGTAAACGGGCGCTAAACCCCTTTAAAAGTGACGTTAAAGCGGCCGTTTGATCGCGTGGCCAGGCTTTACCGCGCGGCATCAATTGCTGAAGGACGTCATGCCATTCGTCTACACTATGCGCCATGTGATCGCCCCCATCGTAATCAGTTCATAGTTCTCACTGTTCTGATTCGTCGTAAGGTCTAGCTCGTAGTCCGTCACGCCCGTAGCCGAGCCGATGGCGGTACGAATGGAAGACAGCAGCAATGTGTCGCCTGGCGAAACAGATCGGAACAACGCCGTCAGATTGCTTTGCGTTGCCGTTCGTGTGGCTTCCGTATCCGGCACGATACGAATTTCCATATCGACGGGCTTTAACGTCAGCGGTATCGGCCAGACCTCTATCCCACCAGGCTTGCCCACCCAGTCGCCCGTCGCCGGATTCTGATGCCGGTACAGATAGGCGAACATCGTGGCTCTGTCCGTCTCTGTTGGGATGATATCGGTGCGCTGGTCATAAACCCATGCGAGGCCAACCGTACTCAATCCGTGCCAACTATCAAACGCCCAGGCACGGCTAACGCCTGCCGTCTCCGTCGCCCAGATAACGTAATCATGCAGTGCGCCGCCTAGCGGCGGATTGCGCTTGCGATATAACAGACGGGTAAGTAGTTCGTTGATGGTTTCAATATCCGCGCCGCCGCTCACGCCCTCGGACGCCACCGAGCCTTCGCTATTTACCCCCGGCACTGGCGATATCAGTGTCAATACTTCGCCGCTGGCCAGGTTGCCGCCGGTGCCGACGTCTTCGGCCTGGACGATTACGCGTACCTGGCCGTTCGCCGGGTCGTCAGTCGCCGTAACGTAATAAACAACGCCGTCATCCGTTTGCATTTCCGTATCAAGCGGCAAAGGGTTAGTACCGGTGAATATTACTGGCCCGGATGCATACGCTGCCGCTTTACGAATAACGCCTTCATTTCGGGCGGTATCGACAATAGTGTCGTCATCTGATTTATCAGACGGAATAATTTGATTTTTAATCCACGTTTGATGGTCATATAAATCACGCAATGCGCCACTGAATGCCGTATTTAATGCGCGTTCAACACCGACGATCGGCAACTGCTGATTTAATTCAATCTCTAAGTCTTGAATGCCGGTGCGGATGAGTTGGCGAGTGGTCGGGACGTTATACGCCATTTGATATCGCCTCCCAGCGTTTATTTATTTCTACCGTCAGCGAGGATTTATCAGGTCGGGTCAGCACAATACTCAGCGCCAGCCAGTTCATGCGCGGAATTGTGGCAATAACCGTCGCGGTACGGGCGTAGCCGTAGCTGATCAAGGGTTGCATTGAAATGATGGCGTAGTTTTCCGCACGCAGCCGCACGGCTTCTGTGAGCTTTTCACGCTCAATTAGCCACAGCTTGGAACCCCAGGGAAAATCACTAAAGGAATCGCCAGGCCAGCCGCGCCGGTCATCCGTACCGTCGGGGATTTCGTCGCTGTCGGACGCGCGGGCATCGGTGAATAAGCAAATCAGCACTAAAGAAACAAGGCCCTCGTCAGACGAAAGGCCATTGTGTTCTATTTCAATATCGCCGCCAGCGGGCAGGTGCCAATTTACTCTGATGGTCATAACGGTTTCGTTGTGTTCGCACCGTCGCCATCCTTGTGAATGTGGTCGAGGAAACTTTTCCCCGCGACCTGAATATCTTCACTGAACGTTGTCGCGCCGGTGACATTAATGAGTGGACTCACAATGTCACAGGACTCCGCGCCAATCAGATTAACCTTTTTCCCCCTTATCTCTATGACGCCGTCTTGCTTGAGGGTAATGGTGTGGCCCTCACCGTGATACACGCAAACGTCGCCAGGATCTAGTCCTTTCGGGCGGCAGGTTTTATCCTCGACGGCGATGGCCACCAGGCCGGAACGTCTCCCGCCAATCGCCACCACAACCGCTTCAGAACCGGCGGGCGGCACGGACGACATCCCGTAATTTTGGAAGCGTTCGACGTTGTCATTCGTCTCGTCGGCCAGGCTCTGAACCTGTAGGTTTTGCCGCCCCAGGCTATCAGTCACAATGCGCACCACGGCGCGGTCAACCATCAGGCGCAGACGTCGGCCGATCGCGCTGATAGAGCGGGAGAAATTGCCTTCTTTCAGTCCCATGTTACCCCCACGCTTGCTTTTTTCCCTTTCTTCTTGGCCTTTTGCGATGGCATATCCATCGACTCAGGTGGAACCAGCGTTAGCACGGTCAGACGGCCGCTATCGCTTTCCATAAACGAGACGGTTTTAATCAGCCAGGTCACGTCCATTTGTTGAATAACGTCTTTGACTGGGATTAATCGGTTTGGCTGCCACAACGCGCCGGTTGCGCCGTTCTCCCGCCAGCCCGCCACGGTGATTTCGGTAGTATTGGCTTCACCCAACATCCGGGTTTTGTACCACTCGCCACGGGAGCTGGCACCGCCGACAGTGAGGTTATCTTCATTCACTAGGATTTTGGGACGATAGCGGGTTATCTCTGAGTCGGTGACAATGACCTGGCGGCCGCCGACCACTTTGACGGGCTGATCGTCCCATGTTGCGCCACCGGCAGCAGCGGATCCTTTGACGATGTATTGGCTGGCCCGTTCACGCCAGCTAAAGCGACCACGCGCCGCCAGGATGTTATCACCCAGTACCAGGGAAACACCGGCGCGAGTTGTTGATGCGCGGGTGATAACCAGCCGACCCCAGGCATCGGACGTCATCAATACGCCGCGTTGCTTTGCCAGACGATCAAGTAGTTCGAACCCGGTTTCTCCTTGTTCCAACGTGATGCTGCTGAAGGCTTCGCCGGTATCGGTTTCGTTGATAACGGCGATACCGTAGGGTTTGCAGATGGTCGACGCCAGTTGTTCCAGCGTCTGACCGCGCCACTGGCCTGATTTATCGACCACCGAGCTATCGACCAGATCACCCGTTTTGTCTCGTCCCAGCACGCGCAATGAAACATTCTCGGCGTCATAGCTGGGGATAAAGTCGTCGATGTATCCGGTCATCACGCGATCACTACCGATAGATACATAACACACCATCCCCGGCTTGATGGAGCGCGGCGCGGCGGCAGACCAGCGGGCAGTGATAGTAAGGTCGAACTCACCGGCGATGCTTTCAAGCGAGCGGTTAATCGTCATTTCCGTCCAGCCGCCCCAGATTTTACCGTCAACGTTCAGGGTTAATTCTTCACTCACTATCAACTACCTCAATCACCTGTGATGGCAGGATAAACGACGGATGGCGCATACGGTTACGCGTCACAAGGGCATCGCTCCGCTCGGCATCGCCCGTTTCACGCCAGGCCAACAGCATTACTGGCGTCGTCTGCGTCGTCGATATGCGCCTTAGCTCAGGGAGCTGGACGCTACGAATGCGCACGTCGTTAACCACAGCAAAACGCAAATCGCGCAGGCTACGCCACAGCTCACGCTGGCCGGATTCCACCGCATCTATCGCTTGCTCACCCAGCCGTTCCGCCAGTACATCACCGGTTCTTTCTGCGTCCTGGCTGGTTGCAAATGTCATGCTGGCCACGGTTTCAGCTTGGGCGACAAGGGAAGACACAATCACCAAGCGTTGAAACTCATCGATATTCGTTTGCATGGCATCGGAAATTTCAATTGTCGATGACCGGGTAACGCTGCTGGCAAATCCGGTTTCAACGTTGACCACGATGTTATCCGCCAGGGATTTGGTCGCCGCCTGGGCGGCGCGGTCACCGTCCCATTTATCGCGTAACTGGTCATAAACGCTCAGCGCCCAGGGCGGTTCTGTGACCAGGTCTTTTATGTCGCTGATAAGGCCGGTGACGTCGCGGATCAACTCGCCGGGCGCGGCGGCGATAATGCCCGCCTGGTCTTTAAATCGGTTTAGCCTGTCCATCCACTCATTTACCGCATCAGGGATGGAAGGCAGATTAGTAACAAAGCCGTCCAGGTCATCCAGTAGCGTATCCACCATGTTGCCGACGCCATCTAGCGCGGCAAAGTAATCGCCATTGGCCAAGGCTTCTTTGACGCTGTCGGCCGCACTCAGCGCGGTGGCCGTGGTGTCTTCGGTCTGCGTGGGGAAAAGCTGTTCACCCGCTTCGAATACTTCAAACGACACATAAGCAATGCCGCCTTGTTCTGTACTGAGTTTGTGCGTGACCTTGCCGATTTGCACTTGCTGCGCCCCAAACCAAGGATGCACCAGCTCACCCGGCCCGGCCGTATTCAATGCGGCCAACAGGCGGTAAAGCTGGGTTTGATAGTCATTGCCAAGCAAGATGGCGTTAATCTGCTGCTGGGTCAGTACCGCGCCATGGTCTTCCGTCCAGCCGACTTCTTTTTTTGGGTAAGCGTGGGGAATGGCGCGGCGGCCGCCAGTGCCTTCGACGTCAACAAAGTAAAAGGGGACGTTCCGAAATGACGCATCGCGCAGGTCTTCCCATTTAGTCGTGGCCATTAGTCTTGCTCCACGTTACTGATGCCGGTTTGCGCACTCATGGTTACGCCTGGCGTATTGATTTTTACCTTGCTGACCTGTACCCGGTCATCTTTAACCGTGACCTCGATTTCTCCCTGTAGCTGTTGAAGCTGCTGAGGAATGTAGGGGTAGGTTCCCATCATGTTGGGGTGCAATGCATCCCATTGCGGGGATGACGGCGGCGCGGGCGGTGCGGTCAGCCATTTCTTAATGTCATCCCACATTGTTTTGCGGTTGCTGTTATCCTGCGCCCGCTGGATGAGTGCGGCACGTTCTTCATCATTCTTTGGGAACGGCACCAGGGATGTGATTTCCGATGCGGTATTGATGGCCATGCCGAGTACGCCGCCCTTGTCGTACTTGCTTTTGTTACTACCTGGTAAGTCTGGGACGGGCCCGCCATTCCCCATGCCGCCCGCGCCCATATTGGTGACATAGACAGGCATAACACCGGATCCAAATACGTCGGCCACTCCGGCTGGAATGCCTTTTTTCCCCGGCCGTAAGAAGTCATATGCGCCTTTACCGATTTGGAATGCCTTACGTGCAACCAGCAACCCGCCCGTTGCCAAGGCCACGTTCTTGCCGATCTCCAGCCAGTTCTGTACTGTTTCCTGGTCTACTGAATTAAGCGCGTCGGCCAGTTCTTGCACGGGCTTTGCCAGATTACTATCTGTGAATTTTCCCCATGTGCCATTCAAACTGGTCATTGCTGATGTAAAGTCCTGCGCAACATAAGCGGCATCTGACATGATGCCCGAACCATCCGCGACAACAGCGTTATACCTGGCAAAATTCTCAGCACCTTTCCCCGTCGAAACACCGGAAATGATTAACCGGGAATAATCAGTAAAACCCGCTTTTGAAAGCCTTTCATCTTGGCGTTTCGAACCATCACTACCTGAGCGTTGTGCAATATCTTTTACGATGTCGTTGATGGGTAACAAATTTCCTGATTTATCGCGTAATTTTACCCCGCTTGCCGTCAGAATCTTGGCTATTTTCGGATTGCGAATGTCAGTAAGCAGGTTAAATGCCGCTGTAGTAGCAAGATCCTTATCTCCGACTGCATCCATTGCGGCTTCAAACACTACTCCCATTTCTTTAAGTGCAACCGCACCTTCCCTACCTGTTGCCGCATATGCAGAAAACACCTTGGTTCCTTTTTCAGCAAAATCCTTCAGTTCAAACCCACCTTCTTTACCCAATTGATTCAAAAAATCCATTGCCTGAAGGTTTTCTTGATCGGTTTTCGTCTTGAACTTCTCAAACGTTGCAAACAGTCCACCTATAGACTCACCATCTGAACCAGATGCAGAAATAGAAGCAGCCATCATGTCCTGATTTTTGACACCAAAATCTAGCGAACCGGTAATTTTATTAGCGTTAGCAAGAGCTTTAACAACCTCCGAGTCATCTACACGGAATTTGATAGCAGAATCCTGAGCATCAGAATATATCTGTCGCATCTCTTTACGTGTCTTTCCTGCGGCGACTCCCAGCTCAGTTAGTGTCCTGTCAGTTTTGGAAAACTCACGCAACATAGCACCGCCCGCGAATCCTGCAATCAGACCGGTATAGCGGTTTCCTAACATGTCCAACCCGCGCCCAGCCGCCGCGCTGGTCGCCTTAACAACGGACATTGCCCGCTCATTGCGGCGGGCGAACTCAGACATATTGGCACCGTACTGGCGGGCTTTGGCGGTAAGGTTTCCCGCCAGGTTGATGATGATTTCAGTGTCGAGGCGCTTGGCCATACGGCTTCCTCAGTTGTTCGGTGATGCGGAACAGTTGCCGCAACGGCAACTGTTCCAGGTATGACACACTAAAACGTGATGAGAGATTGACGAGAAGATTAGTCAGCGCCGCCGCCATCGGCATCAGCTCGCCCCCGGTTGCTTACCCCCGTCAGCAAATCATCCATGTCGCTGGCGCGTTCCGTCAGCAGATCGAGGTCTTTGGGGTGAAGCTGGTAAAGCTGCTTGAGACTGAGCGGGCCGGGGATATCCCCGACAGATGCAATCTGCCGGCGCAACATTTCCAGCCCCATCATGACTTCAGAGCAATAGGCATGCGCTTTGCCGTTCTCTCCGATAACCACGCGCTCACTGGCAAGCTGGGAGTCAATCACATCCTTGGTGTCCAGTTCGCGCAGTTCAACAACCATATGCCTGGCTTCATCTGCCGTGCCTTTGCCCGTGACCAGGCCATGAATCAGCGTTACCGTCATCTTTGCCATGCTTACACCTTCACGCACTTGGCGCCGATGAATGTGACTGAGATTTGCCCGTCAGACTCGGACAACTCGCTGGGGTTTTCCGCCGCCGCGCCGGTCATCATATAGCTCAGCCCATTGTCGCCTTCGAACATCACCGTGACTTCTTCCCAACCGCTGATCTCGATAACGTCCATATCTTCAGCGGCCGCGATAGTAAGCTGCACAGACGGATTAACCCGCTTACGGGACATGCCCCACGTTTTACCCGCGCCGTTGTGCGCCGTGCGGGCATAGCCGCCAGGGTTCAGCGTGGACGTCCCTTTAGTTTTGATTTCACGGCCATTCACGCGAATGGCTGCTTCGCCTAAAATCATGCTGCCCCCTTAGAGCTTGTACTGAATCAGACCAGCCAGGACACGCAACTGGTTAATAATGTTCGGGTGAATGATGAAGTTCAGCCGGTTGCGGTCTGCGGTATCACGCACTACGGACAACGTCTCTTTGTAGTCGTCAAAATCCTCGACTAACCCGGCAGGCTCCAGCTCCGTAAGAAAGATATCAATCAGTTCCTGCGTACACAGCTTGGGCGTCATGACCGGCTGGCCGGGTTCCAAAACGTCGAGCACATCATCATCCGCCAGCTTGTGACGGGGATAGCGGTTAGTGAACCGGTTCTTAATGACGTAACGAATATGGCCCAGTGTTGCCGGGGACGTGATATCCAGATAAGACGTATCGGCATCGCCAAAGCTGTTCACGCGGTACGTCGTGATTTCACGCTCAATGCACACATTGCCGGACGCATCGACGTAGTGCGTTGCCACCCCGTCAAACAGCAGCAGGTTGCGCTCTGTCATATCCCAGCGGACTTCTTTAGCCGGGGCCAGGATGCCAGGCAATGCCAATGTTTGAAGCGGCCGCGCCGGGTCAATCGCCAGGTAATACGCGGCGATCCCCGCGTAAGCAGCGGCCCACAGATAAGCCGGTTGCGGAGCCTGATTGGTTCCCATTGCGGTAATCAGAAAATTATTGCGGTTGCCGCCCCAGGTGCCGGTGGCGGCATGGGTGCCGCGAACGGCGGTATAGGCGATGGCTTCAATCATGCGCATCGGCCCCCAGCGGTTCAGCAATTCATCGCGCAGGGTGTTCAGGCTGGCCACATCGTTAAACGGGCAAACGATATGGTTAAACCATTCATCGCCCAGCGCCGCCACCACCGATGACATATCCGGGGTGCCGGTGCCGCCAGTGAACGCCGTCGGCGTTACGCTCAGCCCGGCCGGGGTCTGCTCGCCCACGTAGTAATTGACGCGCACGTCCAGGTCGTTGGTCGTCTGGCCTTTCCAGTTAGCCGTGAGCACCACCGTACCGGCCGCATCAGCTTTCACGGCGGCCGTAACCGGCAATGTAACCACGGCATTGACAGCCGACACAATTGACGCAGCCACCGTTTCGGCGGTATCCGCCGCGCTGACGCCAACTTGCACCGTTACGCCACATACCAACAGCGCCAGCGTACCAGCGGCGGTAGCCGGGCCAGTCACCACAATTTCAGCGCTGGCCGCGTTACCGGCCGCAAGGTCTTCAATACCCAGCGCCCAGGTTTCGGTATAGCTATTGCCTTTGCGCAATGTCTTCAGCATTTCCGCCAGCATGGAGCCGCGCCCATACAAATTATCGGCCGTGCTGTCGCTGGTAATGCGGTTTTGCGTCAACGGCGCGGCGCTACCGGACGCCAGTTGTTGGCCGATCACCAGAATCTTGTGTTGCTGTGCCGGGGCGCTGTCGAGCGCCATGGAATTATCGATTTCGATATAGACCAGCGGCACCCGGATATCATTCGGAATAGAGCCTAACGCCATGGTTATTTCTCCGCTTTAGTTGATTTGGTGGCCGTGACGGTAACGACGTCAGTGACTTCAAGGTCGCCTTCAGCGATACGACGCAACCAGTAGGATGACAGCGGTAAATCTTCGCCGTCGTCTTTTAAGTAGGTGCCGTCCGGCTTGCGTACCTTGACGCCGACGCCGCCCTTGGGCTTAAGGTGTTTGGTCTTCATTGTTTTCCTGTCCTCTTACGGGGATCACGGCTTCAATTACAGGGACGCCGCCGCGTGGCGTGGCTGTCATCCCCAGTCTGAGGAAATCAGGCAATTCGCTGATATCCGTTTCTTCATCGAGTTTGAATTCCTGGCTCCACATCACCGCCCACATCGTCAGCCCCAGGTTATCCAGGGAACCGCTGTAGATGTTGTCCGCTGATAACGTGTCGGCCTTGCGCTCCGCGCCCATCTCTTTGGCTGCCAGCGGGTTGGCAATACGTTTAGCCAACCGCGCCACCATCACTTCAGCGCGTAGATCTCGGCCATAGCCCCAATAGTCGGTTGCCATGACATAGGCGCACCAGGTAACCGTCCCAACCACGCCACCCGCTTGATGCTGGATGTCGCGGACGCGCAGGGCTGCGATGCGGATACAGCCATTTTTATCGGACAGATGACGCTTAACCTCGTCTGGGGTGTTGAACTGACCGATATGGCGCTCAACCAACGGCACCTGGTCGGGCGCTGTCCCTTGCAAAACCGGTTGCAGCCAGGTAACAATCCGTTCAGCGGCGGATATCGTGCTGCCAAGTGTTACCAGGCTAGGGCGTTCACTCACGGCAATACCTCTTTCCAAAAGTCGCGAACGGCGTGCAACAACTCTTCGCTATTGCTGTTTGACAGGCCCAGCCATTCTCGCTGGGGGATGTTCATCATGCGGCTATGCGCTTTCACGCTTTGCCATACCGGGTGTTTGAGTACCCGACCGAACGCTTGCTTAATCAGGCGCTGATGCGCACCAATCGCCACGCTGCCACTGTACCCGTCCTGATGAACGCCCGCGTATCTCAACGGGGAGCCGACGCGCACCTGGTTGCGGTCAACTATGGAGATCACGCTATCCAGCAAATCACCATTGCCTTGCAACAGGCTCTGATTGCCGTGGCGGGTCTTGGCATAGCCTTCCGACCAGTCTTGCCAGGCTGTACCGCCGGGCGATTCTTTCTCATCGGTAATGCGGCGGCGGGTCTGTGACTCAGCAATGGCCCCGATGCTTTCCAGCAGTTCGGCGCGGAGGCTGCTATCGGCCAACTTCTCCATTGCCTGGCGGATCTGCGCGAGCTTCTCAGCGCCCATCACTTCGACCTGTATCCCCATTACAGAACGCCTTTGAGGTTGTTACGGGTGAATAAACGCGGGTTTTCGCCGGTCATGAACACCTTGCCGCTTTCCCCCTCGGTAGGTTGTTCCAGCGTCGGCAGGCCGATATCGCGCTGACCGCTGGCGATTTCCTTCAACGTCTTGATGGCATCTTCATAGCGCTTGCGCACCAGCTCGGTGGCCACGTTGTCGCGGTCAGCCAGCCAGTAGAACGCGATGGATACCGCCACCCGGTTCAGAATGCGGGGAACCGTGGTTTCAAGCGGCAGTTTGTACCGGCGCGACAGCAACGAATTGATTTCCTCGTCGGTGTCTTCCAGCGCCTGAGCAATCGCGGCTTCATCCAGTTCATTGGTTTCCCTGTTGATCGCCACGTTCCAGACATAAGAACCGTCGGCGACCAATAAATCCTCACGGGTGGCGTAACTCATCATTCCCCCTGGATTTCATCCGTGACGGTCTGGATCACGGTCACACGCAGTTGCGGTTCAGCTTTCAGCCGTTCGGCAGTAGCCGCGCTAATAAAAGGCTGAATCGGCGTACCGTCATCAGCCTCACTTTCGGCGTTGTCGCCGTCCGGGTCATCACTGACGAACACATGCACGCCATCGAACGGCCAGAAGCGCCCGCAACGATAGAAGCCGTTCTTTGATACGGCTTGTACCAGCAGCGCTTCTACATCGGAGCCGGGGCCGATGGACTCCTCACCCGGCACCACGTCGAACCCTGACTGAATGACCGTTGATTCATGTCCGTCACCGTTGCTTTCAGTAAGCGATGCCACTTCCGGCGCTGTAACCTGGACAGTGCTATCCGTAGCCTTTTGCTGGCTCGCTGCCTTGTTTTTCGCTCCACTCATTTTCCATCCTCTTTAAAGGGGCGTTACAGCGGGTTTAATCCCGCTGTAAACCGGGTTAACAGGTTATGCCGGGGTGACGATGAACGGGCTGTTTACGATTTCCACGTCTTTGTAATAGATGTTGGAATCCCCGCCATCGACCAGTTGCGCATCAATAACCCGTTTCGCAGCCGCACGGTTTTTACGGCCTACAACCAGCGTGGTCGGTTTGATCCCCAATGGGCTGCCATCGGTACGTTGCATACCCTCCAGAATTTCCACGGCCTTTTCGTAGTTCGCCACCGTCAGTGGCGCACGGGAGCCGACAGCGGTCTGCCAGAAACCAAATCCAACGTTACAGCGACCATCAACGCCGTACAGGAATTCGTTATTCAGGAACGTATGTTCGTTACCGAAATCATCCAACGAAACGAATTTAAACGGGCGGCGATTTTGGTACAGGATAGGTTTCAACACCTGCGTTTCATCAATCAGGAACCACGGCTCGCCGGTATCCGTAGCAATATCACCCACGATATTGCTGTAAGTCCCGCCCGCCATGGGGTGGTCAGTGTCAAAGAAATACTGGCCATCAAAACACTCTGTATTGAAACCGGCGACCAGCAACGGGAATGACAACGTATCCGGGAACTCACCAACCTGTCGGCCGAATGCCTGGGCAATTACGCTCCATTGCCCAATCTGATCATCTTCAATGTTTTCCCGCTTGACGCGGATGGAGCTTTCCCAGGTCTTGTTGGAAATGGTGTAACCCTGCTGGCTCAACACGGCAAGCTGACGTTCAGCAACCCACTCCTTGATCCCCGGCAAATCGGACAGCCAGCCATAGGTGTTTGATGCCGAACTGCTCGGTACTTCGGTAGCAATACGCAGGTATTGCGGCTTGACGCCTGCCAGCCCGGCGGTAAATGCCGCGCTCAGAGAAGTCGTGAGCGCGTGTAAAACTTCTGCGGATGGGGTCGCCATTATTGCTGTTCCTCTTGTTTAGCTTTTGCAGCCAGGAAGTTTTCTTTGCTGATGCCCATGGCGCGGCAGGTCGCCAGCTCCACGTCGGTCAGTTCCTGATTGGTTTTTCCCGGCTTCGGTTTTTTGGCCTGGTCGCCACTGGCAATCACCGGCGCAACTTTGACGAACTCGGTAAACTGCTTGCGGCCTTCTTCGCTGCGGCACGTCGCCAGATACATTTCTTTGTTGGCCGGGGCCACTTTCCCTTCCTTGATTGCCAAATCCACCAGGGCTTCGGCTTCCTTATCAGCCTGTGCTTTCAGCTTGCCTTCGGCTTCCGTTGCCCGGTTCAACGCAAGTTGATGCGTCTCTACGGGAATGAACTTTGTCAAATCAGGATTTTCGGCACGGTTCAGCGCCACCTGTTCACTGTTTTTGATTTGCTGGATGGCCTTCACAGCGTCATCAACTGACGCGGTGGCAGACAGTCCAAGCACTGTCACAAGCTGGACAGGGATGGTCATATCGGGGTTCTCCGAGTTAAGGGCTGGTAAATCCAGGTTGGGTTTGTTGGTTAGTCCGACGCTGGACAGGCGAGTCACCTGGCCGTCGGCGGTAAAGAAAAAGGCGGGGCTGTAATACCGGTAATTCTTGCCACGAATAAGGTCTGCGCCATCGTTATTCCATTCGATGCGAGCATCAATAGAACCGTCATCACGCAAGCGCAGTGTGTCAATCCAGCCAACTGCCGGGGCTTTATCACCCTTTGGGCCTTTCAGTTCAGTGGAGTGCTCGGTATCTATCGGTAATTTCGGATAGATGAAAGACGCATCGATCACATTAGCGGGGTTGCTGTTCACCCACGAACGGCCATCACGGCCGGTGAATTGACCAGCGGGAATGACGGGGAGCCATTCCGGGAGTTTGTCGTCATCCAACGTTGGCAATTCAAAGCACAAGGCCAACAGTTCAAGCTGGGGATTCATTGGGTCGTCCGTAATCAGGAATACTGACGGACAGTGTGCGGGAGGCAAAGAAAAAGCCGGATTAACCGGCTTCACTCTAACTTAGATGGGGAACCACGTTTAAACCATGTTTAAAAACGCACAGAAACGTTTAACAAAATTTCCATGCGTCATCGTATCACAGACGGCGACAACGTCACCACGGCGGTTTTATGAAGACTAAAAGATAAGGTTATTGGTCTGCCTGTTGTTTGGCATTGAGCTGGCGCTCAAGCGCGGCCTGGCGATTGATGCCGGGATTATAGTTCCAGCCCGGATCAATGCCTTCGGGAATTAGCTCTTCCTCACCCGTGCGCTTGTTCAGCCACTTCACATTTTTGACCGGCGGTGCCTCGGTCTTCAGCGGTACTTTAGTCCGCGTGACCTGGCCTGTCGGCTGGCCGTCTTCATACACAGGTTCCGTGGCCGTGACGCCGTTCTTCACCATTTCGTCATACTCGTACTTACTGACCTGGCGCAGGCTGCATTTACATCCCCAACCGTTCGGGCAAGAATGCGTTAGCCAGAACGGATGTTCGACAGGTAAACAGGTATTTGCCCATTTCAGATGATCAACACGATGCTCGCGCGACGGCCCCAACGTATACAACAGATACGGCATGGCGCGTTTGGTTCGCTCAATGCGTTGCCACTGGCCAGCGGCGCGGGCGGTTCGCATATTGGTGTCGTAGATGGCACGCAGCCGTTGGTCGTTGCCAACCTGTACAGTTTTGTTTTCACCTGTCAACGGGTCAACCATCTCGACCACACCCCACCAACCGCGCTTCACAAGGCGCGGCTCTAATGCTTTCTGGAACTCTCTGAAGGTCTGTCCCTCTTCGAGTGCCTGGGTCAGCAGTTCCTTCACGTCGTTAAGCAAATCAAGGTTAGTCATCTTTGCGACGGTGAAAGCGGCGCTATGCTCTTCGAGCCAGACGTCACGATAGTCAAAGCCTGGCTTCAGCTTTTTGGCTTTGAACCAGGCAAGGGATTCTTTGGGGATGATGTCGGGAATTTTATCAGACATGCTTCCTACCGTAATAATAGCCATGGACTTGAGCAAAATACGTATGATGTTTCACCGGCCAGTATTCAGGCCGATGGAAATCAAGCCGCTCACGGCGTACATATTTAGTTCGCATCGGCGGTATCCTTTATCGTCTCGCTAATCCAACTCAGCCCATCGACTTTTTTGAACTGCCGGATAAGGCTGGCAGAACTGGAAAAGTATGGAACCCGGTAAGACATAGATTCATGCAGTGATGGGAAGTTTTTCTTAGCGCTCCGTTTACCGAATCGCTTTTCAATCTCTGCAACACGCTTTGGTGAATAATAGCGTTTCTTCTTCTCGCACCAGAAAAGTTTGGTCATAGGGTTGTAACTATCGCTTTTTTCTAAACCCCAGCCGACGCGAATTATGCCGTCAAAATAAATGGATAAGACTGTACGGCTTTCACCGGAACGCTCTCGCGCAACAGAAATTACCGTATCCTGATATTTGAATTCAACGTGACAGAAATAGCCCTGAAGCGCGTCGGCAATCTCTGCCCATTGGTCTTTGGTGATGGAACTAATCATCGGTGGTTTCCCTCACTGATAGAACGACGCTAGGAGCCATTGCAGGGATTTTCGGCCCCCTTGCCGGTGTAAATGGCATCAGCTTTTCCAGCGCTTCCAGGTGCGCCTTTGCTAACTGATGAATCATATGATTCTCAGGCCACAGAACCATTAAGCGCCGCAAATGATTAGGGTCATTTGCTAACGTGGCCATACGCTCTTTAGTCGAATTCAACATGATTATTCCCCTCAATCCCAGCACAGAACAGATGCGAAATAAGCGCCGCGACATGGGTTATCTATCGGGTGGTGCCAGCCGGAATAACCATCCTGCCCGCCGATAGGGCTTACCTTGTACCAGGTCTGGTAATAGCTGGCACCAGCCCAGTTTTTGGCATATTCCGTGTCGATAACATTTTGATTAACGGCCGCATGGATAATATCTGCTTCCGAGTAGTCGCCGCGCATGACTAAAAAGCGGGCGTCATCGGAAGTGAGATAATCAACTTCACCATCATTCTTGCCTTTTGATGTGGGCTTGATTACGTCATTCATCACTAACATCCCCCAATCCGCGCGCTTGAAAACACAGCCGCGCCAGTTGATCAACAAATTCACCGGCGTCCAGGCTGTCTTGCAGCTCCGGCAACCGGGCCAAAAACGATTCATAGCTATCCACTTCATTGGCCAGCGCTAACACAGGATTGGTAAACGCCGTACCGACGCGCTGCCAGTCGCTGATAGCATCGGCTGTTAGCTGGTCGATATCGTCCTGGGGCGATGTGCGATTGAGCGCGATTTGCTCCCGGTTCATCGCGGGCAACATGGCATAGCTACCCGATTGAGCATTAACCGGCAGCAGGATTTCCGCGCCTTCCTCCGGCTCGGCCAGGCCGAACTTGTCGCGCAGTTCGGACATCTGCACTTTCATGCCCCGGTCAATCAACGGGATCAGCGACTCGACCAGCGCCTTCAGGTCTTCAGGTTCATTGATGCGTAAACAAACGCGCGGATAGTTTTCCTGCCCGCCGTAGTTGAGCATGACGAACGGGCGGATCAGGAACTCATTCAGCGTGTTCTCAAGCTGCCGCGCATCCCATTTTGCAATGTCCATGCGCACCTGGTTATGTACGTTCGCCTGGCTCTGGCTGCTGCCGTCGTCCGTGGTCATAGTCTGGCCAAGCACCGCTTTACTGGTCTGTGCGTCGCACCATTCCGCCATACCTTCGAAAAGATCGCCGCCGCCCTGGCGGCTGGCGGTTTCTTTCATATCAATCAGCATTGATTGCGGGATGGCACAACCGGCATCGCTCGCAAGGGACGCAATCGCATCAATCAGGGTCTTGATATCTTGCGGGCTGGCATTCGGCCCATATTTGCCGATGACGATGGGCAGACCAAACTTTTCGCCGAACGCCCACCAGTCCCGCACGGTAAATGATTTCAGCATGTACATGACAGCGACCAGCCGCGCCAGGCCGTTACGCAACGGCAAGCCGGATTTCAGACGGGGTTGGTGAATGATGTACTTGTAAGCGGCCAGCGGTTCGCCGTTAAACGGTTCCGCTTCGGTTAACACATGCACCTTGCGCAACGTGTCGGCGTCCATTTTGAGGAAGCGCGGATCAACCCATGAGTAGTCGCGCGGCATCCAGGGAATCGTTGACGTGTCCCACAATATTTCCGCGACGGCGATACCTTTTCCCAGACCATCAAGCAGGTCAAACAACAGCTCGGGGATTTGCGGCCGTTCCATCATGACGCGCACCGCATCCGCCAGTTTGATGTCGTTTTCATCATCGGATGCAGCTTCTACCGTCGGGACGATCCCGGCGACGGTCAACTTACGGGTACGCAGAACGCTGGAATAATGGAGATCACGCTCTTCCATCTCTTCGGCCAGGATAAAGTAGTCTAGCGGACTACCATCAGCGGCATTACGCAACACCCCGGCCAGACGGCGAGGGGTAAGGGTACTGGCGACGCTGATACCGGCATTTGCCCGACGAATGCCCGTAGAACGGGCGCGGGTCTGCTCTTGCTGCAATGCCTCTTTGCTGACCTGAACCGGTTCCCCGGTGTCGGGGTGGAGCAACTTACGGATTGCTCCGGTGACTTTATTTAACATTACAACAGCCCTCGTTGATTCTTCAGCCCACGGGTGATCCGCATCTGGCGGCGTTCTTCTCGCTCGTCCGGCCGTTCGGGTTTATTTAAGCGATGCAGCTCGTAGCGGCGGCAATCTTCTTTGCTGGCCAGAAATGCCAGAAAGATGGCATAGGCGCTGTCGCCATGACGTTTATGGCCATCGCTCCCTTTGTTCTCTTTGTCGTCAATGCCCGGTACGCCGCGCAACACGACAATCTGGCCCAGGTCGTTAATGACGTCCTCATGCTTTGGCACCACCAGTTCATCGTCTTCAAATGCGGCTTTGAAGCGCGGCATGTTCTCCCGATAGTGGGCGACGGATGGCATCACCACTTCGACTTCATTGCCGTACCGTTCGGCGGCTTGCTCCGCCAGATAGTTACCATTGCCCCGGCCATCGAGCTTGATGCCATCGCGGCGCGGCAGACGGTCACAGATGAAGTAAAGCGCCTGTTCCTGCTGCTTGTACGGAACGTTGGCTAATTCGACCAGGAACGGCACCGTGCGCGTGGTGTCCTCGTTGACGGTAATGGGCGCGAATACGGTCAGATGGCCACTGCGGGCAAAGTCTTCACCCAGCGCGTGGCGCAGGGTGACGGGTAACTGATTGAGTACAGGCAATACGGTTTGCTCTAACCACTCCTGCATATCCAGTGCGCGGAGTGATTCGTGTAGTGCGTTGTATTCCGCCGTACCAGTAAAGCGCAGTACGGGGCCAGCACCACGCGCTGCACGCTCCCGGATGGAACGCGGTAAATAGGTGCCGCCGCCGTTCTTCGGCTCGCAATAGTATTCTTCGCGAGCATCTTCCTTTGTCGCGGTATCACTCAACAAGTTTGCCAGCCACTCAGCCTCTGCTTCCTGTGACCAGATTTGGTGAGTGACCTGACAGATACGCTTATAAAGCCCCTCGCGGATGGCCAGCTCGATATCAATGCGATGAACTGAGTAACGGCGCTTACCTGCCCGACATTCTGTAATCAGGATGTTAAACAGGTGTTCAATGCCGTTATGGGTAGAGATGATGCGAACTTTACTCCCCCACATTGTCAGCGCCAATGCCGCTTTCAGTAATGCAGCCAGATCCCCCTGAAACGCTGCCTCATCGATAACGACGTTGCCCTGCATACCGCGCAAGTTTGAAGGATTGGACGACAGCGCCTTAATTTTGAAACCGCTGGCAAAATTGATGACGTAAACCAGAATGTCTTTGTCTTCATCAGCCAGAACTTCCTCGCCAACATCATCCGCTGCAAGGTTGTAGGCTTTAGCCCACATCGCACAAGCATCAATAAACTCACGGGCCATATCCTTCGTCGTGCCAACATAGAAGGTATCGCAACCGCCCGCAGTTCGTGACATTGAGCCATTTAATGCCGCATCAGCGGCTTCAGCCCAGGTTAATCCGGTACGGCGTGACTTTTCTCCGATTTTGATTTGAGCCTGATCTGCAATCCAGCGGCGCTGATAAGGCAGGAGCACTTGATCCTCATCAAACTCACCTGCGAGAATGGCAGCCGCCGATGCACTAGTAATGGCGTCGTTGGCCATCGCATTGACGGGGAGCGTTGTAGTCATCAGACAATTCCAAGAATCTGGCGACGGATATCAGCGGCGGTTTCCGCAGACAGTCCAGCCTGTTTTGTAATTTGTTCAGCCTGTTCCGCCGCTTCTTCCGCGAACGCCTGGCGGATCTCTTTTTCGCGCTTGTGGCTGACCATCTGCGCGGACTCGATACGTTGGGCAACCAACGCCAGTTGCCCCAGCGCTTTCGGCTCAACGGCTTTGTCTTTCTCAGCCAGCGCCATGGACGTTTCAAACGCCAGGGTTTTCACAAATTCCATTAGCAGCTTGCCGACATCAGACGTCGGCGCGGAACCCAGCTTTGCCGCCCATATCTCAGCCATTTCACGGGAAGCGCGAATTTTAGAGCCAACAGACTCCATCCGGCTGGCGTAGCGGTTCAGTCCGGTGCGGCTAAGCTGCATATCGTCCGGTAGGTTGTGCTCGTCAATCAGTTCGTTGATGGCCTCACGGATCTGTTCCTGGGTGTACTGCTTGTCGCGCAGCATCTGATGCAAAGCATCGCGGATAGCAGTCGGCAACAAATCAATCTTTGAAGGACGGCCACGGGTCGGGCGTTCATCGGCCATTTTTGCTCCTCGCCATCATAAGCTGTTGCTTACGCTCTTTAGCGATGGCACGGCTTAGGGCTTTCCATGCTCTGTCATATTCAGCATTTTTGGAAAGAAACGTATTGCTGAAGCTGTCCGGGGCGCTCTTGTCATACGGCTTTCCGGTGGCCTTTTCAATGGCTCCCGCAATAACTTCCCGCTCAATTTCGAGACAAACCATGACCGCCGCAAGCTGATGAATATAGCGACGGGTGGCAGTGGTATACGGTTTAACAGTCGCCATCATTACCCCCGCGCCCGTGGTTTTTTGATGCCCGGCACCACGGCCAGCCCCCGCGCAACATCGTCACCGCGTCCGGTTATCGCCGCGACAAAGCACCCGACCACGTCGTCGAGATCGATAAGTCCCTGCTCAGATAACCAGTTCAAATGCGTACGAACCTGATCGCGGGAAACGCGGTGGCCGTAGGCCAGCAAACAGGTTTGCAATACTGATTCGTTGGCGCTATCGCCCGCATCAAGCAGTGAGCGCAAGATAACTAACCGCTGATCGCTATCCAGAATTTCACGCATGGCCATGGCCTCACTTATCCTTTAACTCATTTTCCAGTAACAAATCGCTAATCCGTTGAACCTGTGCCAACTTTGGGGCCAGTGCTTTCAAATCACCCCGCAAGTTGCTCATTTCCAACTGAAGCGCATGAAGCTCTTTTTGATTCGGCATTGATGCAATAACGGTTTCCATTGCTGTTACCCGCGATTTCAGCGTGTCAACTTCCTCACGCTTCACATAAGTCTTTGCCAAAAGAATCATGACCAGGTTTACCCCGGTCATCACCAGCGCCCAAATGATGCCCCAATACTCTTTAATGACTTGCCAGTCCACGCTGAGCCTCCCGCAATTCTCTGATTTCCTGACACGTCACACAGCAAACGGCATCGGGGTGCGCGGCCAGACGTTGGGCGGGAATGTCATCTCCACAGTCATTACAAAAGCCGTATTCAATCGGGGCTTCTTTAATACGGTTTAAATGGGCATTTAACACCCGTTCCCGTTCATCAATTTCCAGCGAACTGGCGCGATCAAAATCATCCATTGCTCAGCGGCACCTTGTGTTTGCTGGATTTGCTATAACGGGCAAAACCGTCAAGCGTTCTGAATCCCAGATATCCCAGGGCCGGGGTACACAGCATCAGCGCGATATCCCAGTCCGGTGCGGGCATTGTCATTACATGCCCGGTGGCCGTGACAATGGCGGCAATCTGCTGGCCGATGCTCATCATCAGCACATAGCCAATAGAGCTATACAGCGAGAGCCTGGCCATTTTGGGGCGTGTCTGGCGCACATACTCATCCGTCGCGTTATCCCCGTTCCTGATGGTTTCCTGCTGTTCGTGCTGCGCAGCCTGCTGGTCTGCCAGCGTGGCCTTTTCCCGTTCGAGCTGAATTTGCTGCAACTGAACTTTCAGGGACTCAAGCTGAACAAGTTGCTCCGGGGGAAGCGTCGCCAGCGCGTTTTCTAACACGCGCTGTTGGTCTTGTGGATTGACTGCGCTGTTAACGCTCTCAACGATACCGGCAACCGAATCGGCTGTTTTAGCCGCATCGCTGCCGAACCAGCCGCCGACGGTGCGCAGAACGGACGGGCCAGCTTTCAGCAACACACCGGCGATAGATGAAATGGTTATCGGATCCATGGAACTCCCCAGGCGGTTGCCGTTCTGTGTAAAACCAGCGGAGTAAAGCCAGCGACCAGGAAAAATAAGGAGCCGTATTCAACACCGACATAAGCAAGACACAAAAGCCAGGCGGCGCAGAATGCACAGCAACCGATGGCACCCAGGGCGATTTGATACATGAATCGATATGGCTCTTTATCAGGCAAAAACGCCGGGTGGTCGCGGTGATAGAAAAGGATTTCGCCGCCGACGACACAACAGGTGGTTATCACTCCACCCACCAGGCCAAAAAACAGGATGCCGCTCACTGCGACGGCGATAACTAATGCTGAACAAATGGCCCAGAACCATTTGCTATTGAATATTTTGCTCACGTTCACGTTGTATTTCCTTGTAACGCTGGCATTGAAAGACAATGTCGCGCAGGTCTACAGAGTTCCAACCCTTCATGTAATAACTGGCATGTGTTCCGTCACAGCCCCGGTAATCCGTTGGTTCTGGCTTCGGGCCGTTGGCCATGCGGTGAAGCACCTCGCGGGTGAGGCGATCACGACGGCCACGGCGCATAGACGACTCCCAGCCCTTACCCATGATTAGGCTCTCGCTACCGACGCAGAGCCGCCGACAACCTCCCAAGCGGCATTGGTGACGCTATCGAGGCGGTTGTACCAGCCGTTGAGGTATTTACCCTGGGATGAATTCGACTTGATGATGTCCGCGTAATAACGCGCACGGCGTAACAGATAACGGGTAAGCAACCATTCCGGATCGGCACTGGCGACGGCCGCGCGAGTAGCTTTCCCAACGATGCCGTCCGCTGTTACCCCTGCCGCGTCCTGCAATAGTTGCAGCGCCTTTTTAACGCCATGCTGTACAGCGGAATCAAAGACGAGCAGCGAAATGCCATCCGGCCATTCATTGCAGTACGCCGGATACCAGTAGTCGCGGTAATAAATCTGGCTGGCTTGTTCGAGGGTTAAACCTTTAATACGGACGTCGGGCTTTTTATCGCCGTCAATGTCCGTCATACCGTCGGCCACACCGTCGCGCAGGTCGGAAACGCCGAATTTGGTTTCGCCGCCTTTGTCGTTAGGGTCATTGACATAACCGCCTTCTTTGCCGAGCACAAAAGTAACGGCGTGGGTGAAGGTGGGAGAGGGAAGGAATTGGCTCACTGTTGCACCTCTGAGACACTCTCTGGATAAAAAAATCAGTAGTGTTCATAGTGCGGCAGGCATAAAAAAAGCCGGATTAACCGGCTTCATTGGAAATGAGATGCTCTATTGAAACAAGAAATCTTTATATGAAAAAGCCACTAAGGCGGCGAGGACAATAAACAGTAAAATACCATATTTACTTTTATCAGTATCCACAGGGTTTTCCTTCGCATACTGAATCAGTTTGTTTCTTCTGACCAAATAGACAAAGAAAGGAATAATGAACAAAGCACCTATGGCCCATACGAATGGTGATACGCCCGTATAGTTCCCCAACGCTGTCTTATACCCACCAATTTTGTTATTGGTCGCATCGAAAAATATCCAAAAAACACAAACATAGATAACCGCATCTATTAAAATATTCCCTGCCATCGTCGTTATTCTCCCAGATTTAAATCAAATTGATGTTTTTTTACTTCAAGCCGACGCATCCGTTTGATAGCTTTATACACCGTTTTGTAAGTCACTTGGTAGCGTTCAACCAGTTCCGGCACATTGTGGCCGTCAAAATCCCGCCAGATTTTCATATCCCTAACCAGGAATTCAAGCACCTGCCCGCGCGGAAAATAGACTTGCATACCGCCGATCTGCTTGCTAATGGCAACCACAAGTTCCAGCGAGTATCGCGGGTCACAACCCAGCCGTTTCAGTTCCTGACGCAGCAACGCATTCAGTTCGGCCAGCAGCGCCGGGAAACGGGAGCGTTCACTGTCATCTTCATCAAGATGATCGAGGATACTATCATCTTGTTTATCATCAAACATATCCAGATTATCCGCCATTTTTAGCGCCTCCGTTACGTTCCAGCCACTCGATTCCGCCAGGCAGTTTCGCAACATCCTGGCCAAGGCTATGCATATGCGATAAGTAATCATCCCGGCTTTTTTCCTGGTCTGTGACCCGGCTGTTCGCGTCCTTCTCCCGCGCCGCGACATTGCTGCTCTGGGCAAACAATTGTTCTGACGTGCGATAGACCTCACGTAAATAACTGTGATTGCTGAGCGGTTTTCTGTCCCCGTTGTTGCGCTTGGCCCGGATCCGTTCGACGGTTTCGCTCAATGCGTGGGTCAGTACGCGGCCGGGCTGGTGTTGTTCCAGCACTTCATTAACCAGCTTCACGGCGCGAGAGTTAGACAAGTTCGACTTCTCCGGGCGGAACAGACCGATATAAGCCACCATAGCCTTAGCTGCACCGCCGGGTAATTTCGTTAATACGGTAAGCAACTCCCGCGCTGCATCGTCTTCCAGGATGGCGTCAAGATGCAGGTCGGAATGGCAAACCGGACAACGTGCAATTTTCATCGGCGAGCCTCATACAAATTCACAATAACGCTGTAGTCCCGCGATGCTTTACCGTTACTCGGATTAATAACAAAACCTAACCGATCAAGAAGCATGGATTTAAGCATCAACCGTATATGCCATTGCTTGATTGATTCGAGAACGCGTGTAGCTAACGATGGATTCAGCCAACCCAATTCATCAACACCGTGGCCGTTATTTAGCGATGCTGTCATACGTTTTACATAAGCATTAAGCGCCGTATCATCGCCATTTTTAACAAAGCCGTGCCGGTGCATGGTGATCCATATGGCGCGGATTTTCGCTATTTCAGCCGTTTTAACTTTCGCTGGCGTCTTTTTAAAACTGCGTTTAAACCCTTTTTCACGCAACGCGGAATAAACACTTTCTAATTCCTTGTGGTTCATTTCGCTGCAACTGGTTTTACCATTGGCAATATTGGCTAACAACGCCCGGTAAGTTTCATCGTCAATTTTCAGCGTTCCTTTTGCGACGTGAATCAGCCTGATTAATTGCGGCTTATCCATATTTCACCTCGTAATACATTGATTTTGGCGTAAGCCGATACCGAAGGGTTTACGCCATATAAATCAGAATGAAAGTATTTAGTTAATTAATCTGCCGGTTTCAGTGAAGACAATTTCACAAAAAACGGTGCCAGACTAATTTCCACAACTGCCCCGGACTTCTCTAAATCCCGAGCAACATCTTTGGTTCTAACTACTTTCCCGCCGGTTTCAGCCGTGCCGGTCAGATAGATAAAGCGCGAACCGACAGCATATTCCCGGTTAAACTCTTTTGCGTTCATCGTCACACCTTCGCAATATCGAGGCTGATTTGCTGATACTGACCATCCTGTTTGCGCTCATAAATGCGCAGGTACTGGCTGGTGCCGGACACCTGGATAGAGTCAGCGATAGCAGACATAGCGGATTGCCATTCTGGATCGTCGATATCAATCTGGCGCAAGCTAAGCACCTGATTAACATCAATCCGACCTTGTTTGTTCACGCGGAAAGCATGGTTGATGATCGCTTTTATTTTAGGATCGGCATCGGCTCCCCAGCGAATAACCAAATCATCCAGAATCTTTTTTGCCGCCTGGATTCGCTCATCAAAGACGCGATGATCGCCAACGGCTCGACGTACTTGATAACGGCCGTCAAAACTGCTCAACAGCACGTTCCCTTTGGCCCCGCCGTACTCTACACCGTACTCACTGGCAGACAGATCAACAAAGTCGGCGATTTTAGCCATCGACTCAATCTTGAATTCAACCATTGCCTGGCGCTGTTCCTTCGCCTTATTAACGATATTCAGCACAACATCATCGCGCAGCTTATCGATAGGCTTGATTAATTCCTCCGGCACCAGATGGCCAAGGGAATTCATGCGGTAGCCTGCTGGTATAGTTTCTTTATTCATTTTTCACCGCCATTTTTATTTACGTTGGCCTGCTGATTGGCAAGTTTCTCTTCAAGATTCTTTGCATACTCACTGATGCCCTTAGCAGTCCATCCGCCAGCGATGGCATCTTGAGGTAAACCATCCAGAACCTGTTCTAACTGAGCAACACGCTGTAATGCGTCGTCCCTTTGTTTTTCAGCATCCCGAATGCGTTGGTTCAGTCCAGAAAGACCCTGCTTTAATGGAACGTTATCAATTAGATTTTCGGTACTAATTCCGTCGCAAGCATTGACGCAGGCGATAATACGCCTGGCGTCCGCCTCTGCCCTCTTTTGATGAGACGGGTGATTTGACATCATACATACCGTCATTGAATCGCTGACGATATCCCAACCATACGCGCCTTTAGGCAGACGAATACGCCACGGCAGCGGTGAGTTTTCCAATCTTTTATTCATAATTAACCTCAGTTAAATAAAATAACCTCGTTTAAGTTGTCACAAGCACGTTCCAATGCATCAAACGACTCTTCTATATCAAGAACGCCGTCACTGATATCAGCCATGAAAGCATCAACATCGGCTTGTTCGGCGGCGCAGATATCTTCTAAGTCGCCTTTAATCTTTTCTATCTTCTGAAATAAATCAGATAATTTCTTTTTCCTGTCCTTATTCATATCGACCTCAGTTCCAATACCGTGGCTTTTGATTAATCGGGATTTCGATTAGATTCTGTGTATTGGCATGATCAACACAAATATCGACTGCATGAGTATGAAATCCTTCCAGCAGTTCCTTATATTTGTGGATAAAATCATGAAATACTGAATCACCCTCAATATCGATACTTGTGGCCATACCTTCCGGTGTGGAGGTGATAATCATATTCAATTTCATAACTTGCACTTGTTTATTAGCCATCCTAACCCCCATTGCATTTATAAGTTTGTTTCACTTGTTTAGAGAAAAAGTACAGTTCGCTATAGGCCGAATGCCTGTTATCGGATTCAGCCATCCCTGGAACCAATAACACACCGCTATTTAACTTTCTGGCGTGGCTATTTACTGCTTGACGTAATTTATTGGGTTCCCCCGCTAAAATTAATGTTGCGTAATCAGGTACGTTCTTCCCAAACTCAATAACACCGCTTGCCCAGGCATAGGCAATTAACACGTTGTTTATCTCCAATAGATAATGCAGTCCTGGATCGTCGCCGCCGAAACCACATGATAATGGTGCGCCTTGCGCATCAGGTCGGCGTCTGGCGCAAACACTTCAACGATGGGCCGCGAACGGCTGACATTGACATGCTTGATTTCAATATTGCGGCGTTGCAGCCAGCCGAGCGTATTAACCAATTTCGTCGCGTTAATCATGATGAAAGCCCCTCTAAATCTTTAATAGCGGCACGAATATGACATTCGGATAACGGCTCGTTTTTACCATGCGCGAACATCGCGGCCAGGCGCAGGGTATGAGATATCGTTCTTAATGCGCCGGGTTTCTCTGATAACGCATGAATTAATTCACGCTCTGCGTTTTTATTTAAACCCCATGCATCGGAAATAGCGTCTACATCGGCCTTTTTGGTTTTCAGAATGGAAACCTTTTTAGCGATACGGCTAAATAAGCGGGCAAAATCCATATTGCGGCTATTACCACCGGTTAATTTCCCGTAAACCTGATGGTTCCCAACCAACGCCAGACCAACGCCAGTTTCTTCCTGCAAAATACGCAATTCCTCCAGCACGGAATAATCGAGGTGATCGGCTTCATCAACAATCACTATGCCATTGGTTCCGCGCAGTTTACGGCGAATGGCGCGGCCCAACTGACCGGAACGGCGCGGCGCATCGCCGATCCCCAATTCTAACGCCAGCTCATACAGGCATTCGCTAAGACTGGAGCGTGATGGGGAAACGGTAATCAGCCAGACGTTGGGACGTTCAGTAGCGAACTGTTGCAGGGCGCGCGTTTTACCCACGCCTGAATTGCCGTAAATAACGGTGATGCACTGCGCAAGCTGCGCGTATTGCAACGCATTCCAGATTTGTTTAACCGTGCGTGTAGCAATAAAGTCCGGCGCGATTGGCATTTCATTTGTGCGGCGCGAGCGGTTATCAAGCCATACAGTCAGCTTATTAGCGAGAGAATGATTATCCCCACGGTAGGCATCATTAACAAATTGTGAAAGCTGGCTATTTGAAACCCCGATTTCACGCGCGACGGCGGCATAATTAATATCGGAATTATCAACGGCATTACGTACCGCTGCGCGAACGGTATTAATAGTTTCTTGCTGTTGGTCTAAATCAATTACGTTAGTCATTCTGCTTCTCCGTTAAATATGGTTCTTTTGAAAATCGGTGTATAACTGGCTTACAGCATTGCCAAAGGCTTCTTCTGATTCTTCGTCGATCTCTTCCTCAACTAAATGGCGCTGCATGGTATTACCGGCAGGGCGCAGGATTTCCACCACCCGCGATTCAGGCGGGGCCGGTGGAACGGTATCTGGCATAAGCTCGGCCGCTTCCAGCGCCGACATGCGTCTCGCAGCTTGTGCGGCTTCTTTGGTACGTTTAACGAATTGGGTACGGTTACGTTTATGCTCACGCGCCGCCTGGGTATCCCCAAAGCCGGTTTTCTCAATACAGGCCGCTTCACAAATAAAGCGGCCGTCTAGCGTGTAGCAAAGAACGCTTTGATGCAGGTTTTGCGGGTCGAAACGCACCACGACTTTATTAGGTTTAAGGCCCAGTAAACGCTCGTTAAAGTAACGGTTTTTACGCGCCTGAACCTTGCCGCCCGCTTCCATGACAAACGTACCGGATTCACTGATGCGTACCGCTTCGGCAGGCAACAGCAGCAAACGGCGCTGTTCCGGCGTGGCTTTGCGGATAGTCGCTTGTTGATAGCTTTCTTCAAATGCGTCATCAAACGACATCATGCCCCGGCAGATCTCGGTATTACGGTTCGGGCGACGGTTCCAGAATGCGATCCCCTCGGCCAGCGCTTTCAAGAAAACATCGGCATCGACCACCCGGTCACCATAATTATCCGGCTTATCTATCGGATTTGGCCCAGTATGCGCCCCCGCCAGTAAAGGATGCTTATCAACCGCTTCGCCCAGGCCACCGTGAGAGAACGCACGTTCAACCGGTTTCGCCTGGCCATGGCCGCGCCCAAACATCACGCTAGTCCAATGCAACTCGATACCGAGCAAAGGAATAATCCCTTTCGGGTCATCCTCTTTAACTTTGAAGCGGTAGCGGTTAGGAACGCCGCCCGTTGTCCATTTGTTTGCCGCCGCCATCGTGTTATCGATTGTCAGCTTGCGCGGAATACCGTAGCGCTCAATCATGTCTGAGAGAGACAGACGGATCGAATCGCTGTTTTCGCTGACGTCGGTACGCCAGGCCAATATCTTGCGGGTACGAATGTCTTGCCAAATCCATGTTTTTGGTCGCAAAATTTCTCCATTGAACCAGCGCACAAACACGTTATGCTGATAACCATCGCCGTTAACCCATTCCATTGCAGCGATATCGGCAACGGTACGTTCCTGACAAGGAAATAGACGCATGGCCGCATGTTCGCCTTCACGCAACAGCACCCGCTGTTCAACCGGAATATCGCGTTCCAGCTTGCGGCGTATAGATGACAGGCTTGGAATAGTCCATCCGTTTGACTCAGCAGCTTCGGCTAAACGGGCATAGACGGTTCTGAGGGCCGGACGTTCCGGGCGCAGGTAATCAGCAAGAAAGAAATCCCACGCCTTCGGATCACAATCTGCTTCTTTCTTACGGCGGGTTTCGATGTTATGGCCATATTGCCCCAATAGCGACGCAACCCAGTCTTCACGCGCAAACTTACGCGCGGTGTAGTACCAGCGACGCACGGAAGCAACTGATGCATCATGTGTTTCGGCAACAGCATCGAACGCTGATACAACATCAACACCCTTCTCAACCAGCGCAGAGACAGTAATCACCGCTTCGGTTTTTTTCTGCGCCGCCAGCCGTTGCTTTTCAGTAGCGGATTCCCAACGATGCCAAAGGACTTCGCGGCAATAATTGTCTGAATCGTTTCTAGGTTTTATTTCATATGTTTTTCCAGAAACTAAAACTTTGCCTAACCGCTTTAGATGTTGAATCTGTGCTACAGAAGGTAAATCGACTAAAGAATACTCAATCGCTTTTCCTTGAACGCCCTCTCTTTTCCTCGACTCCCACCCTTGGCGTTTAGCCATCTTGTGAATACCTTGAATAGTCCCTGGGACGCCAGACAATCCAAGACATTGATAAGCTGATATCCATTGTTTAGACATGCTCAATCCCTCAATAAATATCGTAACGGCTTGGCCAAATATCTGAAGGGCTTACACCTATGGCTTCGGCAATGATTTTTTCCCCTTTGGGATATGGTCGTACCAGAGCATTGCGCAGTGTAGAGGAGCTTAATCCTGACTTACGTGATAAAGCCGCAAGCGTAGTCCCTCTCTTTTTTAGGGCTGCGCTCACATCAGCCTGATGCCAATCATTTTTAATCATTCACATAACCTCTATTTCGTTCTATGCTTTACGATCAACCAAAACGCTAACCGTTTTTACTTAGTCTTAGCGTTAAGTTTATTAATAAACCATAAAATATCAACCAGTTTATGTAAAAATTAGAAATTTTTTTCTTACCCTTTGATTTTAATTGATTTGTTTTTTCATAAACCAAGTTTAAGTAAAGGTGATTTATGATAAACCGGTGGATGTCACCAAAAGAGATAGCCGCCATCCCTGGAATGCCTAAGTCCATTCAAGGTGTTCACAAAAAAGCGAAACGTGATGGATGGGAATGCAGGAAGAGAGAAGGGGTTCAAGGACCAGGCTTGGAATATTTTGTCCCTGTAGATGATCTTTCATCAACTATTGATAAACCAAAACCTGAAGATAATAATGCTGAATTTCAATTTCTTGATGAGTTCGCGTTAGTTCCGGGTTACAGAGTGCAAGTTTCAGCCGGGTACGGTTCACTTAACGATACAGGGCTTTCCCCATGTAGATATTTGGCATTTAGGCGTAAGTGGTTGAGTTATAGAGGTTTTAACGAAAGAGACTTAGTAATTGTCTGGGCCAAAGGCGATTCTATGGAACCCACAATTGGTAATAACAATACACTGCTTATAAATACCGCGCGTAAAAAGCCTGTAGACGGCAACATGTATGTGATTCGCCAAGAAGATATGCTGTGGGTAAAGAGAATTCAGACGCAACCTAATGGGGCATTGTTACTTATCAGCGATAATACAGCTTATCCCCCGATGGAAATACGGCGCGACGAATTGCATAACTTTGAGGTGATTGGGCAAGTTGTGCACATCGCTAAAGATGTTGGCGACTAGGATTTAAACATAGTTTAAACGGAAGATTGCGGATAAGTGGATTTATCGAACTAAACGAACAAACATCCAAATCCACTTTTTTTCTCATTTTGATTTTTTCGACTAAACCCTGATAAAATGTTTCTCGTTATTGCTCCAGCCACCGCCACGCAAGGCTTGCCAATACCAACGTGATCCCGTTAATTTCCGCCAATTCCCTAGTTTCTGTTTTTAATTCTTACTGACTCATAACATCGGTAGCGTTCTTTAACCGCCAGGCTTGCTGTCATCCAATACGTTCATTTCTTTGATTAAAGACACATCACTTGCGGCCGTCATTACGTTTCTGGAAATGTTTTTATCCGCGCTGCGCATTGTGTCTGTCACCTACGAACAACTGATTCTTTATGTTGAAACTGCGTTGATTTATCTGATGTTCAGCACAGTACTGAGCCAGTTGCAGGTGAGGCTCGAAAAATATTACCAGCGTCATATCGTGCAATACAATAATGATTGCACCAGCCTGCTCATTTTCCTGCTGATGAAAATCTACAGCCGGAAGATGGCGTTGTCCTGTTTAAAGATACCAGCCATACCTTTACTATGTGATTCACGACGGTGCGTAGCGAAGCTCGGTGCCGTTATAGTTGAGCGTAAAGGTATAACAGGCGCGTTTTTCATCGCCAGTGAAAGTGGAGATTAAAATATTGGGTGATACATGTTGTTACTGATCGATAACTACGACTCCTTTACCTACAACCTGTATCAGTATTTTTGTGAGTTAGGTGCTGAAGTACTGGTGAAGCGTAATGATGAACTAGAACTGGAAGATATTGAACGGCTGTCACCAGCACAGTTAGTTATCTCGCCTGGGCCCTGCACGCCGGATGAAGCGGGCATTTCGCTGGTGGCCATCCGCCACTTTGCCGGCAGGTTGCCAATTCTTGGCGTTTGTCTTGGGCATCAGGCAATAGGACAAGCATTTGGCGCCCGTATTGTCCGGGCGCGACAGGTGATGCACGGCAAAACGTCGGTGATACAGCACAGCAATATAGGTGTCTTTACCGGATTGACCCAACCGCTGACAGTGACGCGCTATCATTCACTGGTGATTGAATCCGCTTCTCTCCCCGACTGCTTTGAAGTAACGGCCTGGAGTGAATGCAACGGCGAACGTGACGAAATCATGGGTATTCGGCATCGGTACTTGCCCTTAGAAGGTGTTCAGTTTCATCCGGAAAGTATTCTCAGCCAGCAAGGACACCAGCTTTTAGATAATTTTCTTAAAATATAG